CAGGCAGCAGAAAATGCCCGAAACAGCTGGGGCGAATACTCCGCCGCCGCGGAATACGCCGTCGGCAACAAGGTGTCGAGCGGCGGCAGCAGTTATGTATGCATTAAGCCCTGCAAGGGCGTCGCCCCGCCGGATGCGTCCTATTGGCAGCTCATCGCGCAGCGCGGCAATGACGGCAAGGGTGCGCCAACGGACGAGCTTCCGCAGGCTCCCGGTGTAGCCAGCGCCGGCAACGCCGAGACTTATTCCCGCGGCGATCACCGGCATCCCAAGGAACTTCCGAATGGCGGCAGCGCCGGTCAAGTGCTGACGAAAACCGCAAGCGGGTCGAAGTGGGCAGACGCAAAGAAAACATCTTACTACAAAACCTTCACCGCCGCGCAGTGGACGCAGACGGATGCGGAAGCGACGCTCTCCATCGCAAAAAGTGAGCACGGTCTCAGCGGCAGCGACGTCTTTGCGCAGGTGGCAATTCTGGTGAATGGAAGTTATCGCAAGGGCACATGGGCAAGCATCGAGACCTATGCCATTGTGGAATCCAACGGAAATATTACGCTGCACACACCGGAGGCATTTGCCGGTGCGGTGCTGCTGATTGGATAAGGAGGAAAACACTATGAGCCATTACGGGATCAAATGGAGGATCAACGGCCATCGCGTCGGGTATTGCTACCGCTTAGGAGACGTATATCACGTTGTTTTCGAGCGCTGTTATGAAGAAAATACCCTCGAAAGTGTTGAAAGCATCGACTGGACAAACGTTGAGGTCAAGGAAGTCCGTCCGAATGAGGACCCGTGTATTCTACCTGCCGGTTACACATTTGCTGTGCAGGATATCACGTATGAAAAGATTTCGAATGCGTTTGTTGTGATTCTGACCGCAGACAAGCAGTACTGGGGCGATGTGACGCCCTATCAGGCGCAGATTGCCGAGCTGACGGCGGCATCCGAGGCCAAGGACAGTGAGCTTTCCGAGAAAAACGCCCTGATTGCGGAAAAGGAGCAGCAGATTGCGCAGAAAGACAGCAAAATTGCGGAAATGGCAGACGCCGAGCAGGCGGCAAATATCCTGCTCGGCGAGGCCGACTAACGGGGATGTGATAGGATGACCGCCTACGAGCAAGCCGATCAGGAGCGCAAGCAGCTATGGGATAGAAAAGAGCTCGTCAAATCGCAGTTAAAGGACATCGTCGATCCGGAAGAGCTCGCCAAGCAGAAAAAACGCTACGGCATTCTTGAGGCAATGTATGAAGAAGCCCTGCTGCGTATGGAGGCTGCTCGACCGCCGAAGGACAAGCGGCGGAAGGCCCCCAAGCAGCGCAGGATCGCTCTTTATATGGAAGGTGTCCTTGAATCCGAAAACGCTTGCCGCGGCGAAGCTAAAGACGGTGCTGTTGCCGATATTTTCGGGAATACGGTGCGTTGGACGGACCTTGACATTGATCCGGATGACGAGGGCAAAAAAGCCCGCCTGATGCGATGCCTCAAGCGCGGAAAAGCCGCCTGCTCGCCTCGGCAGCAGGAAATGCTTGATTTGTTTTTGCAGGGGAAATCGCTTCGGGAAATTGCAGAAGCAACGGGGGTGGATAAGACCACAGTGTCGAGAACTCTAAAGCGCGCAAAGAAAACGATCAACGAAATCGAAGGAGCCATGCGCAACGAAGAGCGCGCAGAAGCTCGGGGCGTTATTGATTTTTCTTCAAGAGAAGTGGCCGAGGACATTCTTTCTTCCCTGACCGAAACGCAAGCCGTTTACTTATATCTTTACTACGGGGAATGGTTAAGCCTGCGGGATATCGGCGAATTGCTCGATAAGAGCCACGTTTCCGTATGCAAGGGTATCCACCGCGCAGTAAAAAGGATCCGCGAAAAATATAACGATAATGAGGACTTGATGCTCTGCGGTGTTGAAGACCTTGAACCCATGCTATATGAGATATATCAACAGCCGGATATCGAATACCTCGTGCCTCAGCGGGCAAAAGATGCTGCAAAGCACGCCTATGCGAAACGGAGGTTCCCAGAAAACATGGAAAAGAGGAACTTGCGCCATAGGGAAATATGGAACGAACCGATATGGGCACAACGAAGAATTCGTAAAGTCAATGACAGCAGACTGCTCCGCGCTCTGCAAGACGCGGCAGCACAGCGTGCCACATCGGTGTTAAATCTGTTGTCAAAGCTGATCACTTATGCACGAAAGAAGATTTTGAAAGGAGTCGATTCCTATTATGAGTGGAAAAAGCTACACTGAGCGCGCACGCGCGCTGAGGCCCTATATCGAGCAGGCCAGCGAAAGCCTGCCGGACAGCGACGCAGCAAAGGCCGTTGAGCTGTTCCCGCGCTGGGCGGATCACATCGGCGAGACCGTCAAGCCCGGCGACCGCCGCAGCGATACAGACGAAAGCGGCGTGCTGCACGTCTACCGCGTCAACAAAGGTCAGGGCCACACCACGCAAGAGAACTGGCCGCCGCACTCCACCCCTGCCATGTGGACGATCATCAACGTCGACCACGCGGGCACGCAGGATGACCCGATTCCGGCCGCTCGTGGTATGGAGTACACCTATGGTCTTTATTACAAAGACCCCGAAGACACTAAGCTATACCTGTGCGAGCGCACCGGCGAGGCCGCGGGCGGGAAGATCGTCTTGCAGTATCTGCCACACGAGTTGGTAGGGCAGTATTTCAAGGAGGCGACGGTATGACGGCGGCGCTGATTTCCGCCGCAGCGGCGGTGGTGGTGGCGCTCATCGAGGCCATCGCCGCCCGCGACCGTCGGCGCGACAAGAAGGAGCGCGAGAAAGCCGCCGAGCAGCAGAAGATGCAGGAGCAGCTGATGCTCAAGCTCATCGAGGGCAGCTGGGCTGCCATTGCGCTGGGCGAGGCGACGGCGAAGGCAATGCAGCGTATTCCGGACGCGCACTGTAACGGGGACATGCACGCCGCACTGGACTACGCCGCCGAAGTGAAGCACAAGCAAAAAGAATTTTTGGCCGAGTGCGGGATCCACTCGATCCTCGACAGCGGGGCGGCAGCATGAAAGCACTGAAAGCCCGCTGGGACAAGATGAAAAAGCGGGACAAGTACATATCCATCGCCATTTTCAGCCTGACGTGGTACACCGTCGCCTCGCTTACCATGACGGCGCTCGGTGTTCCGCCGCCCGACGTGCTGACGGAACGCTGGTTCAAGGCATGGACGACAGAGCTCGTTGTGGTGGCGGGCATCAAGATTTTCAGAAAGGACGACACAACACTATGAATAACGATTTGCTGAAAAAGAGACTGGCGAACCTGTGCAGCGTGAAGAGCATTGTGACGATCGCCGCAACCGGCGCGGTGATCTACGGCTTTGTCGTTGACAAGATCACGGGAGAGCAGCTTATGCTAATCTACAGTTCGATCATCGCGTTCTACTTCGGCACGCAGAGCCAGAAGACGCAGGACGTGATCGACAAGGGGGCGTAAGGCATGGCGAGAGCAGACGACATCCTTGCCATCGCGCGCAAGGAGATCGGCACGGTGGAGCAGCCGGGCAACCGCCAGAAGTACGGCAAGGCATACGGCACGGACGGCGTGTACTGGTGCATGCAATTCGTCTGGTGGTGCTTCCAGCAGGCGGATAAGAGGCTCTTTTACGGCGGCGGGAAGACCGCGAGCTGCGGCGAGCTGATGAACTACGCTAAGGCTCACGGCCAATGGGTCACGTCCGGTTATCAGCCGGGAGACGTGCTCATCTATGACTTCCCCAACACGAAGGTCAAGACCGATCATACGGGCATTTGCGAGAGCGTGAGCGGGCAGTATGTGACCGCCATCGAGGGCAACACGTCAAGCGGCACGGCGGGCAGTCAGGCCAACGGCGACGGCGTATATCGCAAGAAGCGGTCAAAATCGCTCGTGTTGGGCGCATACCGCCCGAAGTATGAGGCGAGCTACCGCGAGGTGCTCAAAAAGCGCGCGGGGCTACTCAATCCGACGCTCGACTACCTCGCGGCGTACAAGTACGGCGACGATCTCATCCGAAAGCTCGCCACAATGAAGTAAGAAAGGCGGTAGGCGCGCATGGCGTATAACGCTAATACCAACTGGAACAACGAAAGAAGCTACTTAAACGGCTTGATCTCCAAGGGCGGCGGCAATGCCGAGTGGGCGAAAAAGCAGATGAACGAGCTGAACAGGGCGCAGCAGCAGTACGGCGGCTCGTCCGGTTCTTCGGGCGGCAGCACGACGCGCACGCCGAGTGTGAGCACTCCCTCGCGCAATAATAACGGCGGCGGCAACAGCTACACACCAGCCTCCGGCGGTCAGGCGAGCTCGCCCAGCAGCCCGAGTACGCCCGCCGCGTCCGGCGGCTACGACGCGAGCACGAACTGGGCCAATGAGAACAGCTATCTCAATGGCCTGATCTCGAAGGGCGGCGGTCAGGCGGAGTGGGCCAAGAAACAGCTGCAAGCCTTACAAGAGGCGCAGAGGAAGTACACTGGCAGCGTAGCCGGTTCGACCGGCGCATCTGGCGCGGGGGCGCTTTCCGACGCCGAACTGCGCAACCGCTACTTCCCCGGCGCGGACGTCATTCCGTCCGGCGTCGATCTGGCTGCTGGCACAACGCGCGCGCCGAACGGCGACATCCTGCCGCTGCACGACTGGTCGACCGATAAGACCGACTACGGCCAGCTGATGCGGAACGCCAAGGACATCTATGAGTTCCGCGAGGCCGCGCAGGCTCGTGTGAACAAGGCCCGTGCGCAGGGCATCGACATCAGCGGCAAGAACGGCACGCTCACGAACGAGGACCTGTACCTTGAGTGGAAAAAGAAGAGCGGCTATAACCCCGGCTACGGCGACTTCATGTACAAGGGTTGGGGCCATGACAGTATCACCGATAAGGACGGCTGGATCGACAACGCCGGTCAGGGCACGGGTTACTACGGCATGGACGGCGAGGGCCACTGGGGCTACTATGAAGACCCCGGCCTGACGAAGAAGCTCAAAAACGGCACGTGGGATGACTACGCATCCAGCGACGGCGGCTATGTCCGCATGGACGACACCGGCCAGCCCGATATGACGCAGCGCGACATGTCTCGCGCCGGTCAGACGGTCATCCTCACCTCTCCGAGGGGCACGTGGGAGTGCACCTATAGCGATAACGGCTACATCACGCGCCGTCTGCGCACGTCTTCCCGCTACACCTACGGACTCATCCCCGCCAAGGCGGACAACGACGCAGGCGTGAGCAGTGAGGATTTGCTTTACCTCGACACCGGACACCGCTACGCAGGTCCCGGCTCTGACCTGTATAATCAGGACATCCGCGCTGCGTCGCGCGAGGACTATGACAAGGTCATGGAATGGCGCAGACAGAACGGGATTGACACTGGCAGCAGCGGCCCGGATGCTGGTATGGGCGGCAAGCTGCCGAACGCCAGCGGCGTGAACGGCAATCTTTCTGGTTTGCTGCCCGACGCGATCCCCGGAGGTGCGAGCGGCAGTGGCTCGACCAGCGGCAGCGGTTCGACCGGCGGCACGAGCGGCGGCGGCAGCAGGTACGACCTGAGTGAATGGCTCAAGAAGCAGTACGCAAGCGCGCTCGAGGGCGAGCTTGCGGGGCTGAAAGACGCCTATGAGAAGAACAACGCGGGGCTTGAGGACGAGGAAGCGAGGCTGAGCGGCATCTACGATCCGCAGCGCAACCGCATCGCCGCACAGAACGCTCTTGCAAAGCGCGTGTGGGACGAACGTGCGGCGGCAAACGGTCTCTCTTCCGGCGCAAACGGGCAGGCAGAGCTTGCCCGCTCGAGCACGATGCAGCGCGACCTTGCAAGCATCGGCGAGGAAGAAGCCAACGCCCGCGCCGACGTATCGCTGCGCAAGAAGAACCTGACCATCGAGTACACGAACGCCATCACGCAGGCGAGAGCGAACGGGCAGGCAGAGCTTGCCAAGGCGCTCTATAACGAGCTGGTGCGCGTGCAGGGCCTTGAGCGAGAAGACCAGATCCGCGAGAGCGAAAACGCGCTTAGGCAGGCGCAGGCGAAGATGGAGTATGATCTCGCGCTCAAGCAGATGGAGGCGGACAACGCCGCGGCTTCGCAGACGACGGCAAAGCCCAGTTTGACGGCATCGCAGGCGTACACGGCCTATAAAAACGGCATCCGCACGGATGAGGTCATGACGGCAATGCAGTATTACTACGGCATCGGCGGCAGCTCTTCCGGCGGCTCCGGCGGTACGTCCGGCGCATCTGGCGGTGCATATAGCGGCGGCACGTTCGGAAAGACCGGAACGATGACCACAACGCCCAGCAAGACGACCACCACCGGCAAGGTCAGCTATGACAACGGCGGTCTGACGAGTGCGCAGATCAAGCAGTTACAGCGGGATATGAACAAGTATCTGCCCACGGGGCAGAAGATCGCTGTGGACGGTTATTGGGGCCCTGCGACCAAGGCGGCGGCCGGCGGCGCGACAGCAAAGGACTATTATTATGCATGGCTGAACCAGCAGCAGAAAAACAGCGGGCTGGTCAACAAGCAGGAAAGAACGTGAGGTGACGGCGCATGGCGGTAAACCCCGTATTGCGGCAGCTGGTCGCAGATGGTAAGGCCACGAAGAACGCGCAGAGCGGCACGCAGACAAAGATGACGGCGGCGAAATCCGCCGCCCAGTCCACGCCTATGCGTCGTTCGCTGAGCAATCAGCAGAAAACGACGCCCGGAACGAAGAAGACTGACGCGCTGACATCTGCCATCATTTCGACGAATCAGAAGGCCGCGCAGAAGGAAACCAACACCGCCGAGCGCGGCAGCAAACACTATACCAACCGCGCCAACCAGCAGCGGCGCGCACAGGCGCAGGTGGTGGCGAACCAGATCAAGAAAAACAATGCCGAGAGAGCAAACAAATACTCTCTCGGCAAGGGCGTTGCGGGCGCTGTGGCAAAGGGCGTAAATCAGGCAGCCCAGGGCGTTGCCAGTACACTGGCGATGGCCGAGGACGTGCTACTGTCACCGTTTGAGCTGCTTTCCGGTCAGAATCTCGGAGAGCTGTCCGACACTGCCCCGCTCAATAAGCTGTTGCAGCGCATCAAGAACGAGGGGCAGGAAACGCAGAAGAAATACGCCGGAAACGTCGCAAAGGGCGGCAAGGCGGCGGAACTGCTGGACAAGTATGGCGCTGCGACGGTCGCGGCAGTGCCGCAGGCGGTCATGGCCTACCTAACGGCGGGCGCGTCTGCGGGCGCAAGCAC